GGACTCTGGCAATACGCTGTTAACTAAAGAGTTCCCGGGTGGCGTGTTGATGATGGGTGGGGCCAACTCCGCTGCTGCTTTGCGGTCTATGCCGATTAAGAACTTGTTTGCGGACGAAGTGGATGCCTGGCCGGAAGACGTTGAGGGCGAGGGTGACCCACTTCAACTAGCTGAACGACGAACTACCACATTCCCACGGCGTAAAATTTTTATCTGCTCCACCCCAACCGTCAAAGACGCGTCCCGTATAGAACGGGAGTACCTGCGGTCAGACCAGCGGCGATACTTTGTGCCATGTCCAGATTGCAACCATTACCAAACGCTAAAGTGGCCTAATCTCAATTGGCAAAATGACGAGATTGGCTATATATGCGAAAACTGCGGGGTTAAGATTCCAGAATGGCATAAGACCTGGATGTTGCAAAATGGGCGGTGGCAGCCAACGTCAACCAATGGGGATGGTGGGGTGGCGGGCTTCCATATTAACTCGTTGTACAGCCCACTTGGGTGGAAAAGTTGGTCTCAGATAGTCCATGAGTTCCTAGCATCCAAGTCCGACTCTGCCCTGCTTAAAGTGTGGGTCAACACCGTACTTGGGGAGACTTTTGAAGACCAGTATGTGTCTAATCTAAAGTCGGACTTACTTCAAGAACGGGCGGAATTCTACAACCCAGAATTTGTCCCAGCTGGTGGTCTGGTCGTTACATGCGGGGTTGACGTTCAAGATAACCGGCTGGCCGTACTGGTCTGTGCTTGGGGGGTTGGTGAGGAATGCTGGATTCTAGACTACCAGGAAGTATATGGGGACCCAAGTGACCCCCACATCTGGGGACAACTTGACAAGATAGTGTTGGCTGACCGTAAGTGGGCTTCTGGTTACAACCGGAGACCAGATGGTATCGCAATTGACTCTGGGGGACATTTTACCCATGAAGCCTACCAGTATGCGCGGGAACGACGCAAGTTTAACGTTCTGGCCGTAAAGGGGCAGTCTTCACGGAATAAGCCCATAATCGGCAAACCGACCAAAGTAGATGTGAACTACCGTGGTCAGACTATGAAGGGCGGTGGACGAGTCTTCTTGGTTGGCACAGACACTGCCAAGACCACTTTGTACGGACGGCTGGGACGGGTGGAGGGTGCGGGCGTTATCCACTTCCACCAAGGATTGACAACGGAATTTTACGAGCAACTTACTTCAGAGAAAAAACAAGTGCGCTACAGCAAAGGGTTCGCTATTTCTGAATGGGTTAAAATTTCTAGTAAACGAAATGAAGCGTTAGATTGTTTCGTATATGCTTATGCGGCATTGAACGAGTTGTACCAAAAGTATGACAAGCGGACTATGTGGGAGCAGTTTGCCAAAAAGCAGCAGCAGATAGAACCGGTGGAGTCCGTACAAGCGCCAGTGGCTGCACCGCCAGTTCCACCAACCAAACCGCCAAAGCGTAGACCACCTAATCCAAAGTCGTTTATAACTAACTGGTGATTTATGGCAGTACCATCAAAAATTGTAATTGGGGATTATCTCCAATGGACTGATAACCCGGTTGTCCAGAACGGGCAAACGCTAACTTCGGGCGCATACACGTTGACTTATGCGGTACGGGGTGCCACCGTACTTAATCTTACGGGAACTCCACTTGGTTCGGGTTGGTCCACCACTATCACGGTTCAACAGTCCAGTGCGTTGACCGCTGGGCAATACTACTGGCAGTCTTACTTAACCAGTGGGCAAGTACGGTTTACCGTGGACCAGGGGCAAACTGTGGTAGTGGCAAACTACTCCGGTGCTACTGCTGGGTTTGATGGACGTACCCAACTCGAGAAAGACATAGACGCGGTTGACGCTGCTATCCGGGCAATGGTCAGTGGCGGTGCGGTTCAGGAGTACAGTATTGGTACTCGGTCTCTCAAGAAGATGACTATTGCAGACTTGACCACTTTGCGGAGTCAGTTAAAGTACCGGCTCATAGTGGAGAATGGTAGTAAGTTTAGTGGAGATCCGAAAAGTTTACGGATAAAATTCAATGGGAATTAGAAGTGCTTTAGCGGCGTTGTTTCGGTCTGAACCACCCCGACGGCTTGGTAGGCGTAGTTACACCGGGGCAAACTTAAACCGGCTGACTGCTGACTGGGTGGCAACCGGGACAAATGCGGACTCTGAAATTAAAGGCAGTTTACGCCCACTCCGAAACAGAACCCGTCAACTGGTACGGGACAACGACTATGCCCGTAACGCCATCCGGTCTATCGTGAACAACGTGGTTGGCACTGGGGTCAGCTTCCAAAGCCAAGTCAAGTTGCAGCGGGGTGGACGCATTGACCCACGGCTAACAGAGCAGATTGAACTAGCTTGGCATAACTGGTGTAAGTCCCCAGACGCTAGCGGACAACTGTCATTCCAAGACTTAGAACGGCTGGCAATTCGGTCTGTGGCTGAATCTGGCGAAGTTCTAATACGATTGCTTAACCGCAACTTTGATGGGGGCATATTGCCATTTTCCGTGCAGATACTTGAGTCAGATTTACTGCTGGATGATTACAACGCGATCGCACCAAACGGCAATCAAATCCGGATGGGTGTCGAAAAAGACAATTGGGGTCGTCCAGTGGCGTACTACTTTATGGATGGACTGCGCCACCCGGGTGACTACATGTTTACTGCTGGGCGCGCTACCAGCAGTAAATATCTGCGCATACCCGCTGAAGACATGATTCATTTGTACGTTATTGAGAGACCGGGACAATCTCGGGGTGTGCCGTGGTTGGCAAGTTCAATTGAACGATTGCACCATATGGCTGGATTTGAACAGTCAGAAGTGGTGGCGGCTAGGGCAAGTGCCAGCATTATGGGCTTTGTGTCTTCCCCGGATGGCGAGCTGTACGGTGACGAACACACAGACGACGAACGGTTAACCGTGTTTGAACCGGGCATATTTAAGTACTTAGCCCCGGGTGAACAAATTCAAGTCCCCCAACTTGAACGGTCTGGTGATTTTGAGGCGTTTATGCGGTCTATGATTCGGGGTGTGGCTGCTGGTATTGGCTGCTCCTACGAGGCGGTCAGCGGGGATTACAGTCAAAGCAACTATTCAAGTTCCCGGTTGTCTTTGCTAGCAGAACGGGACTCTTGGCGGGTATTGCAAAACTGGCTAATCCGCAACTTTCATGAGCGACTGTTCAACCGTTGGTTAGACGCTGCGACTTTGTCTGGGATTTTGAACTTACCCAGTTACGAAACCAACAAAGTGCGCTACCAAGCAGCCAAGTGGATACCGCGCTCATGGGCTTGGGTGGACCCCCAGAAAGAGATTGTAGCCGCCAAAGAAGCGGAACGGGCTGGGTATATTACCAAGTCTCAAATTATTGCGGAGAATGGTGGTGACTTAAACGACTTATTTCTGCAACGCCAGTCCGAGATTGAAATGGCTAATGACCTTGGGCTAGCATTTGACACAGACGTACTACTAGTTAGCAACCGCGCTCCCGCAGCGTATAATGTAACAGACGCGAATACCGGAGGTAGTAGCAATGGCAACCCAGCTGACGGAACTCCGCCAGATAGCCCCACTGTGGACGGGGGAACTGCCACAAACGACGGATGACAATAGTTTTGAGTTTAGCTTTAGTTCCCCAAACCCGTATGAACGCTTTTACGGGGTTGAAATTTTAGACCACAAGCCAGAGTCTGTCCGGTTAGACAGACTTAACGACGGCGCGCCAATTCTGTTCAACCATGACCCCAACCAACTGGTCGGCGTGGCAGAACGTGCTTGGATAGAAAACGGGAAAGGCTATGTTTACGGGCGTTATTCAAGTAGCCAATTTGCACAGCAGGTCCGCAAAGATGTTGCTGACGGCATTATACGGAATGTTTCCGTGGGTTATAAAGTGTATAATCAAGTAGACCAGCGGGACGGGAGTTATCTCGTCACTGACTGGGAACCGTTTGAGGTAAGTTTTGTGGCTATTCCAGCCGACCCAACTGTCGGTGTACAACGTACTTTGGAGATTGTAGAAAATATGCCTGAATCTAATATTGATTTAGACTCTCTAAGAGAGCAAGCCCGCAATGAAGAACGAGGCCGCGTTAAAGCGATTCGAGAAATAGGTAGAACTACTAACCAACCCGAGTTAGCCGTCAAGTTAGAGGAATCTGGTTGCTCACTTGAAGAGGCTAAAACCCAATTTTTGAAAGCGATTCAAGCCAATCAACCGGCACCCGTTGGCAACGTGGATTTGTCCCCAAAAGAGCAACGTAGTTACTCTGTGGTTCGGGCTATCAACGCGGTTCTTAAGAACGACTGGTCAGAAGCTGGATTAGAGAGAGAAGTCAATTTGGAACTGTCTCGTCAAGCCGGGCGGCAGACCCAAGGGTTCTTTATTCCGGGTAATCTGCAAACACGTGCCACTTACGCAGTGGGTGCTAACGACACCGGTGGGCGGTTGGTAGCTACCGACTTGCTAGCCAGCAGTTTTATTGATGTTTTGCGCAACGCTGCTGTGGTTATGTCGTTGGGTCCCACTATGATAGCTGGACTGGTTGGCAATGTGTCAATCCCTCGCCAAGCCACCGCTACAGCGACTTACTGGGTTACTGAGAACACAGCATTGACCCAAGCTGAAGCTACTTTTGATAACGTGACGTTGTCACCAAAACAAATCGGTACTCGGTCTCAATACAGTAGACTTATGCTTCAACAAGCTACTCCCGATATCGAGTCGGTAGTACGTAACGATTTAATTCAACAATTAGCTCTGGGAATTGACTTGGCTGCTATTAGCGGCACTGGACTCTCTGGGCAACCAACCGGGATTCTAAACGCTGCCGGAGTTGGTAACTTTGAACTTGGCGCAAACGCAAACACCGGAGCTGCGTTAGCTAACTCAAGTGCAACCGCAAAAAGCGGATTGGATCCACTAATTGAAATTGAATCATTGGTAAATGTAGCAAACGCCTTAAACGGAAGTTTGTACTACTTAACCAACTCAAAAGTTATCCTGGCACTTAAAAAACTCAAATCTAGTGCTAGTTTCGAGTACTTGTGGACCGGGGACAAAGATAGCACTTTAGCGGGTACTCCAATACTAGCTAACGGTTATCCAGTAGCCCGAAGCAACCAAGTACCATCCAATTTAGTCAAAGGCACTTCTGCTGCAATCCACAGCGCACTTATCTTTGGTAATTTTGCCGACTTGATAATTGGTATGTGGGGCGCACTGGAAATCGTTCCCAATCCATACGGTTCAGGCTATAACTCTGGGGCAGTCGATATACGTGCTATGCAGACAATAGACATTGCGCTAAGACACGCTGTCAGTTTCGCAGTCATCAAGGATATCGTGGCATGATTCCAGAGACGCTGGACACTTTTTTGGAAGACTTTGGGGTGCCAGTGGTTTGGGGTCAAGTTACCGGCAGTGGCATTCTTGACTCCCCAACCGAACTAGTGGCAGGCGATAGGTCTCTAAGTGTGGAGTTTGCTCTAACCGTTAAAACCAGTTTGTTTGGAAACACCAAATACGGGGATATTTTAACGGTTGATGGTAGCACTTATACGGTTAGAGAAACACTACGCATAGATGATGGGCAGCTATCTATGGTAATTCTGTCAAAAACATGACAAAGCGAGAACAAATTTTAGCCCGTATCGTTAGCAATCTAGCCAACACGGTTGGGGTTGGAAACAGAATTTACCGCAGCCGTATTGAGCCACTAGCTAGATCTGAGACACCAGCCATTGTGGTGGAATTTGTGGATGACACAGCTGAAATGTCAGGGTCACTACCCTATCTCAACTGGCGGTTAACCGTTCAAATTATGGTTATTGCCCGTGGCTTAGTCCCAGACCAATTGGCAGACCCCACAGTCAAAAGTCTGCACGCCAAGTTGATGGCAGATATCACCCTCAACAATTTGGCGTTTGATATTCTGCCGGTGTCGCAAACTTTCCAAATTGTGGAATCAGATCAGCCCACTGGTATAGTATCTTGCTTATACGCAGTTAGATATAGAACTAGCTTAACAACACTGGAGTAACCATGACACTTCTAACCCGGCGGCGATTGGTCTTAGTCAAAGAGGAATCGGTCTATGGCACCGACCCTACCCCAATTCCACAACTTAACGCGTTACTGGTACGGTCCATTGAAGTGACCCCGCTAAACGCGACTATGGTTCAACGGGAAAATATACAGCCATATTTGGGTAACTACGAAAGTTTGGTAGCGCTTAAGAATGTCGAGTTGACTTTGGAAGTTGAGTTAGCCGGCTCTGGCAATACAACAGTAGCCCCAGCATTTGCACCACTGCTCAAAGCGTGCGGACTCTCTGAGAACTACTACGCGGCGGGTGGCGCTGTACTGTCAGACGTGGCAGATGTGGACGCTATTACCAACACATGGGACGTCCCATACAATCCCGGAAACTACCCGGCGCGATTTGAGTACACCCCCAGAAGCGAGAACTTTTCATCTGCCACGGTTTACATCAACGTTGACGGCATCAGACACCAAGTGACTGGTTGCCGTGGTACTGTTGACTTAAACTTTGAGTCTGGGGCTATTCCCACATTAAGTTTTCAGCTAATCGGCAGCTACCAAGCGCCACAAGACTCAGCTTTACAAGAACCGGTCTACTATCAGCCAACGCCATTCCCAGCTAACTCGGTTAGCTCAGCATTCTCGCTGTACAGCTTTGGTGCTAAGTTGCGTAGTTTCACATTCAATCTCGGTTCTGAAGCAGTTTGGCGGGAATTAATCGGCGAGGCATACACCATGTTGGTCAACCGAAACTCATCCGCTTCTGCGGTAATTGAAGCTGAGCGCTTAAACACCAAAGACTTCTTTGCCGCAACGTTGGCTAACAGCTACGGCAACTTGGTTCTAACTCACGGTAACACAGCTGGAAACACGGTTATACTACGGAGCGATCGCGTGGATTTAACTGCTGGACCAACTTACTCTGACGATGGTGGCGTAACTATGTTAAACTTGCCATTGAGTTTCATCCCCAGTGTGGCTGGCAACGATGAACTCAAGTTGATATTTCAATAGGTATTTATGCCATTCACGATTAAACAATCTGCAAGTTTTTGGTGGCCGGTTCGGGTGACTTACCCAACCGACCACGGGAAGTATAAAACCGAGACTTTTGATGGCGAATTTAAGCGGCTCTCTCAACCCGAGGTACAGGCTTTAGCCCAACGGGTGGAATCTGGTGAGACCACTGCGGACGAGCTAGTTCGGGAACTGCTAACCAACTGGACTGGGATTACAGACGGCGAGAACGAAGTAGAGTTTAGCCAATATGCGCTCGACCAGCTGCTGGCTATTCCGTTGGTGGCTAACGCGGTTCTTACTGCATTTTTGGACAGTTACACCGGCGGGCAGAATAAGAGAAAAAACTAACCGAGGCGGTGCGCTACTGGGCTAAAAACCGAGTTGATGACACCGCAGCAGTGGACGATATGGCGGTTTTAGCACCCACTCTAAAACTGCCAGAACCTGAGCCAGAAGCAGACTTTGAAGTTTGGGAAGAAAATTGGTTGATTTTAAACTTGTTTTTTCAGCTTCAAACCCAGTGGCGAGTTGGTATGGGCGGGGCAACTGGATTAGATTACGCAGCTATCCCGGTTCTGTTTGACCTGTACGGCGTGGAAGACCGGGTTGATGTGTTTGAGGGCATTCAAGTCTGTGAAGTTGAATTATTGCTAATCTGGCAGGAGAAAAACAAAAGTGGATCTAAAAACAACAATCCGGGTAGAATCTGAAGCCAAGTTGGACGCGATTCGCGAAGCGGCACAAGAACTTCAGAATGCAGCAGACATGGCAGTAGCCACCTCAAAAGCCCAGCAACTTTTGGGCAAAGAGGTGGTTAACACCAATAAAGCCATACAAGCGCACATCAAGGAACTCCAAAGTACTGCGGATAATTTGGACCGGGCATCGGATGAGTACAAGGACTTGCAGCGGGAGATAGAGCGGTACTCTAGTGAACTCAAATCTGCAAGTAGCGCCCAAGATAAAGCAGCTGATAGCTTGCAGGATTTAACCAACGAGACCAAAGAACTACCCGGAAATCTGGATAAGATTAGCGGCGGTTTAGAGTCCATGAAAGGGTTCTTGGACGACATCATAATCGGTGTCGGAATCGCTGCGTTTACCACTCTTACGGATTCAGCCCGAGAACTAGCCGGGCAGATTACAGACACAGCCAGATCTACTGGGATTGCTGTTGATACTTTGTCCCGGTTAGCCACTTTTGCCAAGTCCAGTGGCGTTGAGTTTGAAACATTGCAGGATATGCTAGTTACGCTATCTGAAAAACTAGGTGAGGTGGCAAAGGGCGAAGGGGAAGACTTGGTGCAAGCATTGGCTTCTATCGGGATTAAAGCCACTGACAGTTCAGGCAAACTTCGAGACACTATGGATATCCTGTTGGACGTGTCAAGGGCTTTTGATGTTTATGCAGACGGTCCCAAGAAAACCGCTTTAGCAATACAGTTGCTTGACGATGAGGGTGCAAATCTCATTGGAGTACTGTCACAACTACACGAAGGGTTTGGCGACTTGTCTGGCGCACTTAGTGCAGATTTTATCAAGATACTACAAGACTCGGAAGACGCATCTAATCTGCTACAACTGCAACTGTCCCAACTGGGTGCAAGCATTGGAGAGAAGTTAGTCCCAATATTGACAATGCTAACCACTGGGTTAAGCACGGTTCTAGATGCGTTTTTGAAGCTACCCAAGCCAGTACAGGACGCGGTTATATACGCGGCTTCATTGGCACTTGGTCTTGGCGCACTTAGTCTGGCGTTTACGGCAGTTAGTGCCGTGGGACCATTAGTCGTAACCGCTGTAAAAGGGATGATAGGTGTATTCTCGGGAGTACTGTCAAGCATTTTATCGTTGGGCAATCCAGTTGCTTTGTTTACCAATGGTCTGAAACTGTTAACCACGGCTGCGGGTGTATTAGTCAACGGGCTGAAAGCATTTGTTATTGGGTTGGGTGCGCTGATCAACCCAATTAACTTAGTAATAGCAGGTATAGTGGGCATAAGCACTATTTTGTACGCAAGCAACAAAGACTTCCGTAATTGGTTCAACAACGTAGCAGGCATTTTAGGGGATAGATTGTACACATTTTTGGTGGGGGCATCAGTCATGTTTGGGCGGTTTGCCAAAGAGGTGGGTAACGCTCTTGGACGCGTAGGGCAAAGTTTGGCTAACTTCTTTTCAACCAAAGTTCTACCAGTTCTTGGCGGCGTTGTAAGTGGTTTGGTTAAAATGTTTGAGGAATTTTTTAAATGGGTTTTCCGTGGGTTTAGTGCCGTAGGCGAAAAGGTTATAGAATTGTATCAGGCATTGCCTGAGCAGATTCGAGGACTGTTGGGACAAGTTGGTCGGTTTACCGTTGATGTGTTTGAAAACTTGCCAGTGTTTAGACGCACTCAACAGTTAATAAACTCTATTAACGGATTTATCGGCGAGGCTATGCGGATTGGGGGGGATGTGCGGAGACAGTCGGGAATAGATGAAGATAGACGGAGAATGAGCGAGATACCCAAACCTACACGTCTTCAACAAATTACAATTCCAGAACAGGAAGCAACGTTACCAAGTTCCAGCACTGCTGGACCATCCACAACTACGAAGCCCAGCCCGCAAGCCGACGCAGCCAAAAAGGCTCAAGAAATAACCAAAATTCGTGACCAAATACTGCAACTACAAGACACTATACTGAACAAAACCAAAGAGTCTTACCAGGCTATCCAAACCGAGATAATCCAGTTACAAAATACAATTAAAGAAACCATTGCGCCTTTTAATGCGTTTAACACATCAACACAAAAATTCTTAAACACGGTTGGAAGTGAAGACTTCCGTTTTGCCACTAAAGCCCAGGAGATTACGGGCAAATATGAGGCGGTTTTCAAAAATTTTGAAACGGTTTCAGATTTGATTAAACAAGAAACAGAGAAAAGGCAATTTGAATTAGCCCCTCAACAACTACCAGAGTGGGAAAAACTATCTGAGCTTTCATCTAAAATTCCCACGGAGAAACTGCCTTCAAAACCCCTACCTGCAAAACCAAAAGACCAAGTAGAACAAAATTATGATTTACTGTTTCAGATTGCAGGTAATGTAAGTAACGATTTAACGGAAGTTGGTCAA